GTTTCGACAAGTCGACGCTTGTGGCGGCAACCCGCGGCCTCTGGCATGTCGCAGGGGGCACGGTTAACACGGCAACACTTCAGCCAGGCCCGTCAGGGGTGACGAATGCCGCAACAATGACCGCAGTGGGTGCGGTTGCAGGAATTCAACAGAGGATCGTCAATGCCGAAGACCTTGCAGGCAAGACCGTGCAATTTAGCGTTTGGGTGAAAAACAACGTGGCAACGCCGGATAGCGACGTTCTTCTAAGCATTCAGGAATTCGGCACGGTTCCAGGCACGACTACGGGCAACCCTGCCAACGTCATCGACCAGTGGACAAGGGTCAGCGTGCAGCGCAAGCTTTCGACAGGCGTGACCGATGTCAGCGTGCAGATTGGGTCAAGCGGCACGATAACGTACCTTTTCGCTCATGCTCAAGTAGTTGTCGCGAGCGAAGGCGCGCATAACCTAACAAGCACTCACACGACAGCCGTCAGCGCGCCCTACATTGAAACTCAGGCGACGCCGTATCAGGCGCAGGGCACTTGGACGTGGCCGGAATGGCTGACGCAGAACGGCTATTTGGAGGCTGACATATGCTTCAGCGAGACCGCTAACCCGAACAACCGGACGACGATTATTCTTGGTGCTGCGTCATCTGCGTTCACTCCAATAATCGACGGCGGCACCATTTTTAGGTCAAGCGGCGACGCAGCAGCAAGCAATATCATACGAAGCAACAAGACAAGCAACGCTGGAACGGCTGGCCCAACTTATACGCCGGCGAGCAGCCTGTTTGACGGAAGCTTCCACAAGTACCGCGCAGAGTGGGTCAACTACAAGATCGCGGGCATTCGCACGATCCAATTCAGGCTTTACGTTGACGGTCAATTGCAAGGCACGAACAGCCCGGCAGCTACTACATGGTCCAGGCCGCCCGCCCTGTTTGCGCTGCACCCAGCCGCGAACCAATCGTTTCAGACCATGAAGAACATCAAGATCGGTTCGCCGACCTTGCCCGCAGGGGCGATCCCCGAACCGTACTAGAGGGTAGGCAAATGATGGACGAGAACCAGGAGAAGATGTTGATCGAACTGCATGCCGCAGTCGTCGGAACCACTCGGGATCCCGGTCTTCGCGAGAAGGTCGATCGGCTCGATGAGCGCGTCCGCAACATCGAAACGATCCGATCGGGCATCTCGCGGGGATTCTGGGAACGCGTCGGAACTGCGATCGTTGCAGCGGCCTCGGGATGGATCGCGGCCCACTTTGGAGGAACCCGGCCATGAGCCTGTCGAAACACTTCACCGTCCTTGAGTTCCTGGCGGTCAAAGATCCGATCAAGCCGTCGCCCGAAGTCATCGACGCCCTCGGGGACCTGTGCGCTCTGGCCCTCGAACCCCTGCGGGAGGCCCTCGGGCGACCGCTCAAGATATCGAGCGGCTATCGGTCCCCAGCCTACAATCGGCTCATCGGCGGAGCCCCGGGGTCGCAGCATTGTGCCGGAATCGCGGCCGACATTCTGATGAACTCGGACGCCGAGCAACTCAAGGCCGCGGCGATTGCCAGTAACATCAAGGGCATCGGCGGGATCGGGATCTACCCGGGCCGAGGTTTCATTCACGTCGACATTCGGCCACGCATCGGGGGCAAGCCGACAACTTGGGCGCAAATCAAGGGAAAGTACCGGGCGATCCCGGTCGAGCTCAGAATGGCGATTAAGGCGCACGGGGGGAAAATCTGATGGAATGGCTCAACGTCGCGGGGCAGGCTGTGTCTTGGCTTGTTCAGCAACCCGCGGTCCAGGGCGTGGCGGTTGCCGCGGTGACTGAGGCAGTCAAGAAGGCCCCGGTCGGTCCGTCTAGCGGGTCAGGGGTGCGGTTGCTTGCCGCGGTCCTCGCCGTCGGGGCCTCGGTTGCCGGGGCTGCGGCCCAGGGCGGAATCGACACGCTCTCGCCCGAGGTTCTCGGGCAACAGGTTCTCGAGGCCGTGTCGGCATTCCTCGCGGCCGTCGGGGCGTGGCAACTTGCAAAGAAGGCGAAGGCCTGATAGGATATCAATCCGGTCGCTTCGGCGATCGGCGGCCGTTCCTTCCGCCTCCGGGTGGTTGACCCGCCGACGCTCCCGCAAGGGGGCGGCTCATTCCCCGGCTCTTTCCCTCTCTTCGGACGAGGCAAAAGTGCCGGGGTTTCGTGTTTTTTATATTCAAGCGTAGATTTTCCTGTTCGTGACGGCTATCATGTTCCCCGGGGTACATTCCATGGAATACTTTACGACGAGGCAGGTCGCCGACATCTTCGGTGTCCGGCCGATTACGGTCCGTCGGTGGATCTGGTCTGGGGATCTGGTCGCCGTCAATCCCAAGGGCGAAGGAGGTTCGAGGAAATGTCAGCAGTTCGTCATCGCAGGCGATTCAGTGGAGCGACTATTGCGGTTGCGCGGTGCGTCGCCCTCGCCGGGTTCTGGTTCGCATGCGTAGCTCTGGTCCATGGCGCGGCCTGGTTGGCCGGGAAGCTCGAGGGCAAGGTTCCGGGCGTCCATGCCCCGGTGATGCGGAAATGATTAGTCAAGGTCTTGACGACCTGTTCCGCGGTCTGCAACGAGCGGAGATCGACATTCAGGGCCGGGACCACGCCCTTCGACTGGCCTTTGAGTTTTGGCGGGTCACGAAGGAGGTCATGACCCATGGCCCGAACCGCGAGCTCCTGCGGAAGCTGAACGATGCCGAGCGAGGGTTCCTGAATGCACTCGACGTACTCAACATGGGGGCCGATGTCCGAACGACGGTAGAAAGGATCGAGGCATGATCAAGCTCAAGCCACAGGCCGTCCAGGACTTGTACCGAGCGGTTCAGGCACTCGACGCGGTCGAAATCCTCATCGACAAGGACCGGGACCTCGGGTTCCTCTGGTCCCAGGATCGCGGGGCGGCATTTGCCGTCAAGCTATGGGGCAAGGACCACGAGGGTCAAGTTCCGATGGACATTTTAGACAAGACCCTAGGCAATCCCGAGACCCCGCACGAAGCCGACCTTGGCAGGGCGCAGGCCGTGACCGTGGCCCCGGGGCGCGATGTTTCGCCCCTGGTGCGGGCGGCCCTCGCCGACATTCAGGAGCGACGCAGGCTTGCCCAGATCCACGGGGCAAAGGACAAGACCGTCGAGCTCGAGATCGGCGGCGGGTTCCTGCGGGTCGGCATGATGCGGATCGAGGCTCCCTGCTGGGGGGCCGCGACGACCGCGGTCAATGGCGGGTACTTGATGACCGCGATCGACCACGCCTTCGGGATGACGGCTCACGGCGTGCAACTTGAGATTCACGAGTCCGGGGTGGTCCGCGTGATGATGCAATCGCCGAATCAGCAGACCGAACCGGACTCTCGCTGGCGTGGGCAGGCGGTCATCGCTCCGGTCGTCCATCGTGACCGCCTCGAGGGGCTCAAGAAGGCGGGCCCAGATGCCGCGAGGCCGCCGACGGCACGCAGCTCATCGCCGTGTACCGGCGCGAGCGACGCAGCACCCGCAACACGACCGCCGACAGCAGCAGCACCACCAACCCCAACAAGAAGGAGCAGTGACCAATGACGAACAGCATGTGGCAGCAGACCGAAGAGATGGCGAAGAAGCACGACCAGGGCGGCTCGCTCTGGCTCAAGCTCGCGGGCGATGGCGACAAGGCCGTCGTCGTCTTCCTGGGTGAGCCGCACCCGCGCGACGTGGCCTTCGTCGACGGCAAGTACGTCGAGGTCGACGAGAAGATGAAGGCTGCGGGTACGAAGGCCTCGCTGCGCGTCGCGCTGAACGTCGCCCTCTACGACTCGAAGGAAGTGAAGGTCCTCGAGCAGGGCGTGATGTTCTTCAAGGACCTCGTCCGCGTCCGCGAGAAGTACGGCCTCGAGAAGTGGGCCTTCGAGATCCAGCGCCACGGCGCGGCGAAGGACCCGAAGACAACGTACTCAATCCTCCCGGAGCACCAGCTCTCGGTCGAGCAGCAGAAGGCCTTCCAGGCGCTGCCGCAGCACGACCTCGCGAAGCTCTACTCCGGCGAGGTGGACGGACGGCTCGCTCATGGCGACCTGCAAGCCGTGCTTCCTCGAGTCCGATCGCAGGGCTAAGCAAGCGCGGGCGAGGGCCAAGGCGAAGAAGGCCGAACCCAAGCCCGCGGAGTTGTTTTACGTTAACGTACGGACCGGGGCCGTTGATCCAACGTGCAGCCCGTGCAGGCGAGCGCAACAACGGAATCGGACGAAGAGAAACCAGATAACGTACGTCCTGGGCAAGCTTCTGCTCTGGCGAATGGCCTATGACGCGGCCTTCGCGAAGAACTTCTTACAAACCCCTTGACGGGTAAATGTTCCCCGTGGTACATTAGAAGCACGGTCGGGGCACGCCTCTCCAGGGTCGCCCCGGCCGACGATAAACAGTTCCCCAGTTCCCCAAGGAGATTCAAATGCAGTTCATCTTGTCCAATGGCGCTCCCGCTACGTTCGCGGTATCACAAGCAGCGGCCGAGGACTTGCTTGGCACTAGCGAGCTCCACGAAATGTCGGACGCCGACCTTTCTTCTAAGGATTGGGCCGCGATTGACGCGGCTCATCCCAACGCACTGTGGCCCGACGATTTCGCGGGGTTGCGTGTGTTCGCGGTGGCCTGCTGATGCGGGCCTCGATTGAGGCGCTTATCGAGGATATCCTGGCAAACCCCGAGGACCACGATGTTGAGCGGGTTCTTCTTGCCTTGCACCTGGCAGACCGGATCGGGATGAACGTCCCGCACCGCGTATGGGACATGCGGGCATTTCTGCTCGAGAGCCTGGAGCAAGAGAAAGGTGGCGAGGCATGAATCTGAAAGAAGAAGTTGAGTCGAAGGGCTGGGCCTTCGTCAGCGGATGGCTAATTAGCGAGCTTGCTCGCTGCCTAAGCGATAGCGACATTGAGAAAATTGCTACAGGGCTTCCACGGGAGATCGTCCAGTTTTTAGAGCGCATGGTCGCGTGGCGAACCCTCTCGCCGGATGTTTCAGCACTCGATAAAATTATCCTCGCAACGCGGAAGAGGTCACAGGTATGAGCCCGGACGAAATCAAGGCCGCCTGTGAGCGGACCATGGACCTGGCACTTGATCGCCTCGGACAACGCGTTCGGGGCGAGTGGAGGGTTCGTCCTTCTGGGATTCATCGCTGCGACCGGGCGCAGGTCCTCGCGGCTCGGCTCGACCCGGCCGAGGTCATTCAGCTTCCCCGGAAGCTGGCCCTCGCCTTTGAGGTCGGGACGAAGACGCACGAGATCGTCCAAGGCAACCTGCCCGAGGTTCCGTCGGAAGAGACGTGGGACTCGGGCGTCATGATCGGGCATTCGGACCTGCGACTCGTGCGCGAGGGCATCTTGATCGACCTGAAGACCATCAACGTCGAAGGCTACATCGAGGTAGCAAAGAAGGGTCCGAAGCCCGAGCACGTCGCGCAGGTCACCTGGTACGCGGTCCAGTCAAAGTCCATTCGGGCCGCGATTGTTTACGTGAACAAGAACGGGTCGATACCCGCGGGGCTGAAGGCCCCGAAGGACCTTAATCCGACCTATCTGGTCTGTCCGCTCCCGATGTCTCGCGAATCAATCGCGATAGCCCAGGGGATGGATGCGCGGGCCGAGGGCATCATCTCTCATGTAACGAACAAGACCCTCCCGGCTTATCAGGAGGTGCTCGAGTGCCGCTGGTGCGATCACAAGGCCGCATGTCACAAGGCCCTCGTCGAAGATGCGCGGGCAGCGGCTAAGCTGGTCTTTCGGCACATCAACACGAAGGTCGTCGGGACGACGTTTCGGGAAGGCGGGCCGGACTGGACAACGTGCGAGCCAGGTCATCCGCTCGAGCTAGCATGGGACAAGGACAACCCGCACGGTCCCCGCAGGACCGACGGAACAGCGCAGGCCGTCAAGGTCTTGCTCGGTGGCGAGCATATCGGGTTCCTCCCTGCGACGGGCAGCCCGACGGCAGAGATAGTTTCGGATCACCTGGCCGCAGGCGGAACCGCCTCGGCGCGGGTGAACGAGATTACCGGTGGTGGTCCCGGCAAGAACCACGGCATCAACATCGAGATCGAGCTTCACGGCTCGGACTTCTAGAGAAAGGCAAACCAGAGATGAAGATGAAGCGGACCACGACGTTCGCCCAGGTCAGCCCGGGCACCTATCAAGCGATCCTTCACAACCTCGACGCGAAGACGATCACCACGGCCGAGGGACCGACCGACATTGTCGAGTGGGTCTTCCGCATCGCGGACGGCGAGCACGAAGGCGACATGGTCTCGGGCTCGACCTCGCAGGCGTGGAGCGAGAAGTCTAAGGCCTTCGCCTGGGCTAAGTCGCTGAACGGTAACAAGGCATGGGACGGTGTCGACAAGGACGGGGACCCGGATATCGCGGGCCTGGTCGGGCTGTCTTGCTTCGTCGAGGTCAAGGAAAAGGTCTCGGCCAACGGTACCGCGAGGACCAAGGTTGAGGCCGTGCTTCCCGATCTGTCCGCGAAGAAGGCCGCGCAAAAGATCCAGTTCTAGGGGGCAAGCCTCAGGTATGATGAAACCCCGGGGCGCGTGAGGCCTCGGGGTTTCGATATCCGCCCCACCATAGAGAGGATGATTCAATTGTACCCTATCGAATCACGTTTGCGAGAGCTCGAGTCCGTCGCCAGGCTAGGGCAAGTCTTCATCGCGGTGCATCACGTCAAGCCCGACGGCAAATGCACTTGCGGCCGCGAGACCTGCGACTCGCAGGGCAAGCATCCCATCGACCGAGGGTGGCAGGCCCCGGGGGCTCAGTACGACGCGGCCGAGGCGGCGAAGTGGTATCGGCAAGGCCGGAACGCGGGCATCGTCACCGGGGCCGAGACCGGGCTTCTGCTTCTCGACCTCGACAACGAGGACGCCGTTTGCTGGTTCGAGGAGCGGAATCAGGACACGCCGTTTTTCATGGTCAGGACCGGGCGAGGGGCGCACGTCTACTACAAGCATCCGGGCTGGGACGTGCGGAACTCGGTCGGCGCCTTGGCCTCGGGCGTCGATGTTCGCGGCGAGCGTGGCTTCGTCGTGGCCCCCGGGTCGATTCACAAAAACAAGCGCATGTACGCGGTTGACGTTGAGAGCCAGGACGAACCGCAGGCCGTTCCCGCGTGGCTCGACGAGGCATTGAAGCAGGCGACCCGGCCACGGGGCGAGGCGTCACCTGTCCGAACGGATGCCGACGGGATCATCCGCGAGGGCGGCAGGAACGAGGCGGTCTTCTCGACGGCGGGATCCCTGCGGCGGCAGGGGCTCGGGTATGAAGCGATCCTCGCAGCGCTCCGGGGAATGAACGAGACCGCGGTGGTCCCCCCGCTCGAGGACCGGGTCCTTGTCGACATTGCCGAGCGGGTCGTCGACGGGTACGAGGCCGGGACTCCGGTTCGGCGGATCAAAATCGGCTTGGCGTCTGGGCTCAAGGTCGAGAAGCCCCAGGGCGACGCAAAGCAGGTCGTTCAGCCGGACGACGTGGCCCGGGCATACATCGAGGCGACTGCGGACAAGCCCCTCGCCCAGCACCGGGGATTCTGGCTACAGTTCAACGGCAAGTGCTATGAGCTCATCACGGAAGAGGAAGTCGGGAAGTCGGTCCTCGCCAGGATGCAGCAGGCCCCGGAACTCGTGAGCAAGTGCAAGCGGGCATTCGTCGGGGATGTTGTGGCGAACCTCGCGCCTCGAGTTAGCATCCCGAAGCAAATCGAGCTCGGGGGCTGGACTTCCGGGGAAGGGACGCTGTCGATCGTCGCGCAGAACGGAATCGTCAATGTCGACGGCTACCTTGCCGAGCGGGACGGCTGGCTGAAGCCTCATGACCCGGCACTTCTGGCGACGGTCTGTTTGCCCTTCGCGGTCGATCCCGAGTCCGACTGTCCGCTCTGGTTGTCGGTGCTCGAGAAGATCATGCCGGATGCGGATACTCGGACCCGGCTTCAACAATGGTTCGGGCTCAACCTGGTCCCCGACATTTCGCATCAACTCGCCGCGATCCTGGTCGGGGACGGGTCGAACGGCAAGTCCACCGTCCTCGAGATCCTCGGCGACCTGGTCGGCCGGGGGAACTATTCAACGGTGCCGCTTGAGCGGTTCGGTGAGCGGTTCGACCTCGCCGCGATGGTCGGCAAGTCGGCCAACATCGCGCATGAAATGGGCGAGATCGACAAGGCCGCGGAAGGCGTCTTGAAGCAGTTGATCTCGGGCGAGGAAATGACTTTTGAGCGAAAGCACAAAGACCCGTATCAGGCACGGCCGACGGCGCGGCTGACCTTCTCGACGAATGTCCTTCCGCGGTTCGCGGATCGGACTGACGCGATCTGGCGGCGGCTCCTGATCTTTCCCTTCAACGTCAAGATTCGGCAGGAAGAGAAGGACTACGGCATCCTCGGCAAGTTGCGCGGCGAGTTGCCCGGGATTTTCAACTGGGCGATCTACGGGCTCGAGCTACTGAAGGCCAACGGCATCGCCGAATCGCTCGAGATGGTTAACACGAAGGCGCGTTATCGCGAGGCCGTGAATCCCTTTCTTCAGTGGGTCGATGACCGGGTCGATGACACGGGCCTCGGCACCGTTGAGACCGCCAAGCTTCACGAGGACTATCGGTCCTGGTGCGGGACGAATGGATACCATCCCCTCGCGGCTCGGACTTTCGAGTCGGAACTTGAGCGGCACTTCCGCAGGGTCGTGACAAGGCCAAGGGATAACGGCGGGGCGAGGCCGAGGGTATTCCCTGGCCTGAGGATCGTGCGGTGACGTGTACCGTGGGGACCGCTGGGGACCGCTTTTTTCCCGTGCCTGTTAGCTTTGATGCCCCTTGGTACACGGTCCTAGAAAAACTTAAATACATGAGAGAGAGAGAAGGAATAAATACATGTCTCGTACATGTATAAAGTTGCGGATCTCTGGGACCGGGAAAAAAGGGCGCAAACCCGCGTCAATGTTGAATTATTTGGTCCCCAGCGGTACCAACCCGGCCGAAGGAGGGCCGAAACGATGAGAAAGAAGCCAGGAAGCCGGACGATTGAGAAGCCTGCCGAAGCCGAATGGACCCTCGTCCCCTGCTCGGAATGGACGCGGGAAGGCGAGCTCGAGGGATGGGACCGCGAGACCGGGGACCGGACGGTGTCTGAAATCCTGGCCGACATCGGCGCGACGGGGATGATCTGGTTCGAGTCGGACCCCGAGCGGGGGATTGCCTTGATGGTCCAACCCGGCTTTGAGGTCCCCGGTGACATCCTGACCCGGCTCCGTGATAATCGGGAAGGCATCATCCGATGGTGGACAACCTACCGGACCCGCTACGAGCCCCTAGAAGCAACGCAAGAGGGCTAGGGGTGCGAAGGGATGGGTGGATTGGGCAAGTCCCGCTCTGGGGGCTTACAGGGGCGGCAGAACCGCAGGACGCAGGCGAAGGGCGACGGGTTCCCTTGGCAGTGTCTCACCTGCGGCGAGTTCCTGACGATCTCTCATCATCACTGTCGGGAGTGCGACCTGCACGAGGTCAGCGCCAAAAGGGGCCCGACGATCTGCCGCGGGTGCGGCAAAAGGCTGAGCGACGACTTCAAGACAATTTACAACCCCTGACCGTCGTCCTCGAGGCCGGGGTCTTGACGATCCGATCCGATGGATTCCCGGCCCGGGTCAAGCCTAGGCCAAGGACGACGCAGGGCGGGCACGTTTACATGCCAGGCGAATACATGGCCTGGAAGAGACAGATTGCCGGAAGAGTTGCTCTGGCCTTGAGTGGATGCCCGGTCTGGCGTCAAGATAGACTCAGCCTCGAGCTCTGGTTCTGGACGGGAAAGGGGGATGTTGACAACCTCGCAGGAGGGGTGATGGACGCTCTGAATGGGATTGCGTGGCACGATGACGAGCAGGTGATCGACTTGGTCGTGAGAAAGCGACCGAAGGCAAAGACAAGTCCGCGATGGGTCGCGGTCGTCCGCGTCTCGGCCGATGCTTAAACCAGTTGAAATACGATGCTCCGGTTGTGCTACGCTCGCCCTGGTACTCGACGGGACGAAGCTTCATCGGGAGCAGTTGTGTCGAAAGTGCTTCGATGAGTGGATGGACCTCGACCGTCGGGCATCGGCCGAACTGCAAAAAGAGCGGCGGCGATGGGTCAGGATCGATCATGGGGGCAGACAATGACCCCGCTCGAGGCATTCCGGGCGATACTCGCCGCGGGGGGGAAGTTTTCTATCGGCGAAACCGAGGGCGGAGACCTAATCCTGGGCATTGAGGGGAAGATGAGCGACAAGGTCCATCGGATGGTAGAGGAGGACCCGCGGGCGATCGCTGCGGTTGCCCTCGAGCACTTGCCCGACATGACCCCGGTCCTGGGGGATGCGACCCCGGTCCGGGTCGTGTTTATGCGGGCGAAGGATGGACTCGTGGCGCGATGGAAGACCGAGCGGGGCCAAGTGCGGATCTCGCAGGTCAAGGACCCGGACGGCAAGAAACGCAAGGGCAAGGACTGATGCCAGACCTACCAGGGCGGGGCGAGATAAGGGATAGCGTCCGGCGCAAGAACGTCGGGCGGAACTACAATCACGAGATGGGGCGAGCTTGAGTTCGGGGGGCTATGACATGCCGAAGGTTGTTCCGCAGGTCGATGACAACATGCTACGCCAGGTGGAAGAGCTAGCCGGGTACGGTTTGAGCGTCGCGCAAATCGGCTGCATTGTTGGCTTTTCCGAGCGGACGGTGCACGAGAGAGCGAAGGAAAACGAAGACTTTGGCGCGGCCTTACAGAGGGGCAGGGCCAAAGCCGCGGCAATCGTAGGAAAGGCCCTTTTTCAACGGGCGAAGGACGGCGACGTTCAGGCGATCCGATGGTGGGAAATGACCCGTGAAGGCAGGTCCGAAAAGCGGCAAGTGGAGCAGCAGGCGAAGGAAGAGATCATCATCCGGTGGCCTGACGAGGAAGGCGGCGAGGGGTGAGCAGGAAGAACCCGGAGGACAACAAGTTTCACCGGGGCAACGGAGGAGACGGAAAGCACTACTGGCTTACTCCACCAGAGGTTTATGCCCCTCTCAACAATGAGTTTGGCTTCACCTTTGACCCGTGCCCATACCCAAAACCCGACGACTGGGACGGCCTGACGGGAGAGTGGGGAAGCAGCAACTACGTCAACCCTCCATTCGGTTCGATTATCCACGAAGGAAAGAAGAAGGGGCCGACTGCGTGGGTGCGAAAAGCCATTGAAGAACAGGCCAAAGGCAAAGATGTTGTTCTGGTCTACCCGGTCGACAAGTGGATCCTAATGCTGCTTCAGGCAGGCGCAGAGGTTCGCAACCTGGGCGACGTGAAGTGGTTGGCTACTGAAGACAACAGCCAAGGCAAAGGGACAGGAAGGCATATCGCCTGCTTCGTTTTAAAGGCCCATAAGGCATGACCCAAGCCGAGGTTCTGGTGGGCGACTGCATCGAGAAGATGCGGACCCTTGCCGATTCGTCCGTCGATTCCATCGTGACCGATCCCCCCTATGAGCTCGGGTTCATGGGCAAGTCCTGGGACGCGTCGGGCGTCGCCTTCCGGGTAGACGTGTGGCGCGAGGCCCTGCGGGTGCTGAAGCCAGGCGGGCACCTGCTCGCGTTTTCGGGAAGCCGGACCTATCACCGGATGGCCGTGGCGATCGAGGACGCCGGGTTCGAGATCCGCGATCAAATCATGTGGGTTTACGGGTCGGGATTCCCGAAGTCGCACGACGTGAGCAAGGCGATCGATGCGGCGGCGGGTGCGGTGCGGCAGGTGGTTGGCATCACAATTAAAGGCGCGCAGTCTGTTTCAACGGGTCGATATGGTTCCTGGGGCGAAGGCATAACGCCTACCGCTCCCGCCACGCCCGAGGCCGAACGCTGGTCCGGCTGGGGCACGGCTCTCAAGCCTGCTCACGAGCCTATCGTCGTCGCCCGCAAGCCGCTCGTGGGCACCGTGGCGCAGAACGTACTAGCGCACGGGACCGGGGCGCTGAACATCGACGGGTGCAGGGTGGGGACGGAGGGCGGAACCGCCAAAGCAGGCTTGCCGTCTTATGTTCAAGGGATTTCGTTGAAGGGTTCTCTTGACGGATCATTGAATGGCGGCGGCCCCGTTTCGATTGATGCAGGCCGTTGGCCCGCGAACCTGATCCACGACGGGAGCGAGGAGGTCGTGGGGCTGTTCCCGGGGGACGAGGGCGCGAGTGCAGCACGCTTCTTCTACAGCCCGAAGGCGAGCAAGGCCGACCGGGACGAGGGGCTACGCGACGGCGGCATCGGTGCGCTACGCGACGGCGGCAGGCCGTCAGAGGCAAGGCGCAACATCCATCCGACGGTCAAGCCCTCGGACCTGATGCGCTATCTCTGCCGCCTAGTTACGCCGCTCGGCGGCTTGGTCCTCGACCCCTTCACGGGATCGGGCAGCACGGGCAAGGGTGCGGTCCTCGAGGGCTTCCGATTCTTGGGGATCGAGCTATCGCCGGAATATGCCGCGATTGCTCGGGCCCGCATCCGGCATGCCGTCGGGCATGTTGCGCCTGAGCCCGTGACCGAAGTCCAGGCTTCCGAGGCCCCTCGCGGGCAAATGAGGCTGTTCGCATGACAGGTCAACTCGCCCCGGCATCGTCGGACTGGTGCCTCTGGGACTTCGTGGCCTTGGCCGTCGTCCTGGCGGGGCACGTCGCGATCCTCGTGGCGCTAGCGAGCGGGGGGGGATGCCCCTGAGGATTTGTCTTCCGAGGCTGCATCGGGCGCAACTCGAGGTCGCGAAGGATCCGACCCGGTTTCGAGTTCTTGTCTGCGGCAGGCGATGGGGCAAGACCCGCCTCGGTGCGTCCCTCGCCCTGCGGGCAGGCCTCGAGGGCAAGCGGGTATGGTGGGTGGCCCCGACTTACTCGATCTCGGGGATCGCATGGGAGCAGGTCCGGGCCATGTCGCGGCATCTCGGGGCAACCGCAATCGAATCAACACGAACCCTAAAATTCCCGTCTGGCGGGTTCGTCGCCTTCAAGTCCGCCGACAACCCGGACAACCTGCGGGGCGAGGGGCTCGACTTCCTGGTGATGGACGAGGCCGACTTCGTTGCGCGTCGGGTCTGGGAAGAGGTCTTGCGGCCTGCTCTCGCGGACCGGAGGGGCAAGGCCCTGATCATCTCGACCCCGAACGTCGAGGGAGGATGGTTCCACGAGCTTGTGCAGCGGGGCCAGGGCGAAGACCTCGAGGTCCGGTCGTGGCAGTTGCCGAGTTGGACGAACCCGCACCTAGACGCGGCCGAGATTGACGCGGCCCGGTCTACCTTGCCCGCGATAGTCTTCCGTCGGGAGTTCGGTGCGGAGTTCGTGTCCGCGGCTGGGGCCCTGCTTCGCCGGGAATGGATCCGGGTCGCCGAGCCTCCCGAGCGGGAGGGGCTGGACGTGGCCGTCGGGGTTGACCTTGCGATCTCGACGAAGGACGGGGCCGACTGGACCGCGGCCGTGGCACTCGGGCGAGACCGCGATGGTAGGCTATGGGTCCTCGACGTGGCCCGGGCTCGCTTGCCGTTTCATCAGGTCCTCGGCTTCGTGGCCGGGTTCGCGAAACGATGGGATCCCCGGACCGTGGCCGTCGAGCAGGTGCAATTCCAAGCCGCGGTCGTGACCGAGCTTCTGAGGACGACGGATCTTCCGGTAGTCGGGGTCCGTCCCGACAAGGACAAGGTGACGCGGTTCACGGGCATCCAGGCGCGATTCGAGCAGGGGATGGTGAACCTTGCCCCCGACCTACCCGGCGATTTCACGCGGGAGCTTCTGGGGTTCCCGGTTGCCGACCACGACGACATGGTTGATGCCCTGGTCTACGCGCACCGGGCGCTCGGGTACGGGTCGCTCGAGATGTCCTGAGGAATCTTTCGCCGAGGCGGCGCGGATCGGGAAGAGGCAGGGCGAGTTGATCGAGGAAATGGTGAAGGATCTCGTCCGGTCTTGAACGGCCGCGGTCCCGGGCGGTACCCTTGAGTCATGGGCATGCTCGAGCGGTGGAATGCGGCGGTCAAGGCGTGGCGACTTGGGGCGGCGACGGTCGCGACCGACGCGGGCTTCGCGTCCTTCGCTTTTGGTGACGAGCGACGCGGACTTTCGGCATCGAAGGTTGTCGAGCTCTCGACCGCGGTCTATTCCGCGACTGACCTTCGGGCGTCGGCCTTGTCCGCGATACCCGTCCGAATCATGGACTATAGCGGCGAGCACGGCGAAGAGGTCTTCGCGGGATCGGCCTATGACCTCTTCTCGAAGGTGAATCCTCACTGGACGCTCGGGCGTCTGCTCGAGGCCGTCGAGGTCTCGATGTGCACCTACGGTCAAGCGTTCCTGGTCGTTGAGAAGGACGGTCGCGGGGTTCCGATCGAGCTCTGGTTCGCCAATGCAGCGAAGATGCGGGTCCTTCCGCATCCGACGGAATACATCGCGGGCTACCTTTACAAGTCCGAGAACAAGGAAGTCCGACTCGACCCGGACGACGTGGTGTGGATTCACGGGATCCCCGACCCGGCGAACGAGTTCCGGTGTCTGTCCCCGCTTGAGGCGGCGAGGCTGTCGGTTGAATCGAACCTCGACGCCCTCGAGAGCAATCGCAACATCTTCCGTAACGGAATGAATCCTGGCGGCATCATGTACCCGGCCGAGCAGGGGATCGCCCTGACGAAAGAACAACGGATGCAGATCGAGGAGCAGTTGAACATCCGGCTCAAGGGGAAGGACCGGGCGCATCGGCTCGCGGTCTTTTCTCATCCGATGAAGATTGAGACCCCGGCCCTGTCGCCTTCGGATGCCCAGTTCATGGAGCTCTTGAACTGGACACTCGGTGACGTAGCCCGGGCTTTCAAGATCCCGCCGACCAAGTTGCAGGACTTCTCGCGGGCGACTTACAACAACGTGAGCGAGGCGGACAAGGCTTTCTATACCGATTGTGTCATCCCCGAGGCCCGCAGGATCGCGGGGGCCTTGAATGAGCAGTTGATGCCGATGTTCGGTCCCAACCTTGTTCTTGAGTTCGACTTCTCGAAGATCCCGGCGATGCAGGAAGACCAGACCGAGATCACCGACCAGATGGTCAAGCTTTACGGGATGGGCGTCCCGCTGAACAAGTTGCTCGAGGTCTACCGTCCCGATCTGCTGCCCGCAGGCGGCGAGGGTTACGCTTGGGGCGACGAGCCTCCGCTTGCCCCGGGGCTGTTTCCTGTCCCCCAGGCCGGACAGGCTAATCCCCCGGCACCGTCACCAGAACTGCGGGTCTTGCGGGGAAAAGCCTAGGCCCTCGAGGACCTGTCTCGGTTCTCGGGGGGATCGACGCCGTCCCAGCCTTCGGGTCTGTTCTGCATCGTGCGGCGATGACGGCTCGGGATCGAGCGATTCGTCCGTTCGAGCGGTCGATGAAGGCCGCGGTCCGGGGCGTACAAGAAGGGCTCATCGATCACTACTCAGCCCAGATCCGACGGACGGGAAAGGCAGAGGCCGGGGGGCTGGACCTGGACGACGACGACGAGAACCGGGACTTTATCGCGGAAGCCTATCGGACGACTTTCCCGGTCATGGACCGGACCTTCGCCGCGGGGGGGCGATCTGGGATGATGAAGGCCCGAGTCGGCATCTCATTCGACGCTCGCAACGTACGATCCGAACTGTGGCTGCGGAGGCGCGAACAACGCTTCGTCGAGCAGGTTGCCGACAGCGCGTGGCGGGAGCTAAAGGCCAAGTTGACGCGGGCGATGGAAGGCGGAACGAGCATCGACAACCTCGTCGAGATCGTCCAAGAACTCCCGGCCTTTGGGCCCGAGAGGGCCGAAACGATCGCTCGGACCGAGGTCATCGGGGCCTACAACGGCGGGCTCGAGGAAGGCTTCCGTCAGTCGGGCAACGTGCAATCGAAGGTCTGGCTTGCGGCCCTCGACGATCGGACCCGCGAGACGCATGCGCTTCTGCACGATCAGCGGGTCGCCCTCGGCGCGAACTTTGTCTCGGTATCCGGGGCAAGCGGACCCGCTCCCGGGCAACTCGGGGAACCTGGCGAGGACATCAACTGCCGATGCAGCATTGAGGCGATTGTCGGCTTTGCCCCGGGCATCGATGAGATCGCCCCAGGCGTGAATGAGACCGAGGTTCTAGAGTAGATGCCGATCACGAACTTCCCCGAGGCCGGGGACGACTCGCCCGTGTCCCTGCGGTCGAGCAGGTATCCCCTCTTCCCGCTAAACGAGGCGCAAGCACTAAAGGATGACTATCCCGAGATATGGGATAGGGGCGGCAACATCCTCGGAAGCAAGCAGTTCAATCGACTTGCGCCGATGGCCCGGGATCGTCGGTCCCCCGAGACCGACACTGAGGAAGAGGCGGTTCGATTGCGTGAGGCCTGGGCTGCGCGGCATCTCGAGGACTTCCGACTTGCAGGGGTTATTGCTCAGGTCAAGTGGCTGGTGATAGGCTCAAGAGGCCTGGACCATATGCGAGACGTGATCATGGCAGAGAAAGAACGGCTTCGGGATCGTCGCGAGTTCCGAGCGCCCCTGTCCCTGAAGGACGGGAAGGCGTCATTCGTGATGACGACCGACGCCCTCGATCGGCAAGGCGAGGTTGTCGAGGCTGAAGGATGGGACTTTGCAAATTACTTGAAGAACCCGGTCATTCTGGACACTCATCGCTACGAGTCGATCGAGGACATCGTCGGCAAAGCCGTGGGTGAGCCCCGAAGGGAGGGTTCCGGCTACGTTGTCGACATTGAGTTCGCCAACACGGAACGGGGCAAGGTGGCGAAGGCCTTGGTCGAGCAAGGCATGCTCAATGCGGTCTCGGTCGGCTTTCGATCGACGCAGCGGCGGAAGGAAGGCCGCACGGTCCACCATGTGCAGAAGGAGTTACTCGAGGTAAGTCTTGTTGCGATCCCGGCAAACCCGACCGCACTTCGGGTCAAGGCCGTTCAGCCGTTCCGCGACTTGCCCATGGCATCGGACGATCTGGTATGGAATCAGCCCGAGGCGCAAGACCGCGTTCGGCGATGGGCATCCTCGGACAAGTCGGGCGATAAAGACAAGATGGAATGGGACCGTTATGCTCGGGCCTTCATGCTTGTCCGCGACGGAATGGAAGAGGACTTCGGCGGTTACGCGTACCCGTTCGCGGACGTGGTCGGCGATCGCCTGGTCGCGCATATTCGTCCGGTGCAAATCATCGCGAACATCCTCGCAGGCGGACAGGGCGGCGGCAGCCTGAGCCCGGAGGATCGCAGGCGCATGGCGCGGGTTGTTGAGCGGTACTACGAGAAGGCGGGCGTCGACTTGCCGGAGTCAGTGGCGGATCTCGCCAAGGGGAGCTATATGAACAGGCCAGATGACGACGAGCAGGACATGATCGGCGAGAAGCCGAAAAAGCCCATGGCAAAGAACGAGCGCTTGCTCGCCCTGCGGGATCATCTTGTGTCGGCGGCTGCGGTTGTTGACGCCCTTCTCGAGGGCTACGACGAGAACGAAGAAATGCCCGAGGACGAAGCCCCGGTCGTCGAGGACTCCGCGAAGGCGGGGGGGGCTAGACAAGAAGCGGCCAAGCCGGAAACACTGGTGAGAGCACTTAAGGCGGCGGTAGCCGCAATTGGAGGAGTTAACAAGTGAGCGACGTTGAGAAGCTCCTGGGCGACCTCGTCGCGCAGGTCGAGGCCAAGGGCGCAAGCCTCGAGGGCCGCATCGGTGAGATCGAGGCCGTCGTGAAGGCGAACCCGGGCCTCGCCCGCAAGATGGCGTTCTCGGGCGACGCCAACACCCAAGGCAGCAAGTTCGCCGGGATGGCCTCGGGTGACGTGCAGATGCTCAACGACATCATGAAGTCCGCTCATCGGCAGACCGGGATCGGTCCTTCCGAGGAACTGAGCAACGCGGCCGAGGCCGTGAGCAAGCGGTACATCAAGGCCTACCCCGCGAGCCTCGCCGCGGTGCCCTTCACCAAGGCGACTCAGAACGAGGGCGCGACTGGCTTCGGTCAAGAGCTCGTCGGCGTTCAGTACGTCTCGGAACTCTGGGATGCCGCTCGGCAGGATAGCCGGGTCTTCGGCCTGCTCGACACCTTCGAGATGATTCATCCCTCGGCCTTCCTGCCTGTCGTTGCTGATTTGCCCGAGCCCATCCTCGCGGCAGAGAACACCACCGAGAACAGCTTCCTTGCTGGAACTGGACGCGTCGGCAGCAATCGGGTCTCGGTGACGGCGAAGAAGATGTTGATCAATCAACTCTGGACCTACGAGCTCGAAGAGGACGCAATCATCCCCTTCTTGCCTTTCATCCGGGCCCAGGTTGCCGCGTCGCTCGCGTTCTTCAGTGACTCGGTCGTCCTCAACGGCGACACGACGGACGCGGCGACCGGGAACATCAACTCAGATGACGCAGACCCGGCGAACGATAAGTTCTTCCTGGCCTTCGACGGCATCCGGCATGTCGGCCTGGTTGACAATGCGAGCAACGGCATCAACGCGTCGGGCGCGATTGCCTTGAGTCAGCTTGCGGCCCTGAAGGGCAAGATGCTGGACTCGACTTTCAAGATCGACTGGGGGCATCCCGTCAGGTCGCAGGATCTCATTTATGTGTGCGATCCGCAGACCGCCGACGCGATCGCCCAGCTTGATCAGGTCGTGACGGTCGACAAGTTCGGCCCGCAAGCCGGGGTTCTTGTCGGTCAGGTCGGCAACGTCCTCGGATGCCCTGTCATCTCGACGATGGCGATGGGTCTGACCGAGGCGGACGGCAAGATCAGCGCGACCGCGGCCAACAACACGAAGGGTCAACTCGTTGCCTTTAACCGTAACGGATTCAAGGTCGGTCTCCGCAAGGCCGTGACTCTTGAGCTCGAGAGGATGCCTGGCATGCAGCAGTCGCGCCTCGTGGCCTCGTTCCGTCTCGGCCTCGGCCGCTACTCGCCGACTGGTGCAGCCAGCGGGATCGAGTGCGCGTCCGTGCTCTACAACATCAGCTTGTAGGGGACTGCGAAAATGCCAAAGCAGTTCGAGCAGATTGCCGCTCGGGGGCAGATTGTCCCGCTCGTGTTCGTTCAAGATGCCGTCGCGGCATCTCAGACGGACGCGCAGCTGAACATTCAGGAAGTGAGCGGCGGCATGGCCTTGACCGTGCAGGGCCTCTCGCTTCCTTGGGCCGGGTCGGTGGTGGGTATCTCGGTGGACACAACGCTCGCGGCAACGGCGGGATCCCTCGCGGTTGGCGTGACGCTGGACGGGACCGAGCAGGCAACGACCACTCAGACATTGACGACGGGCGTCGCGGCCTCGGCCGTCTTCCCGCAGACGGCGGTGCCGTTTACAGTGGGCCAGAAGCTTGGCGTCGAGATAACGACCAGCGCAGCATGGGATGCCGTAACGGCGGATCTTGCGGTCGTTGTCTACGTCCTGCTCGACTGTCAAGGCGTCTAGGCAAACGGCAAAGCCGAGGGGCCGGGGCTTCGGTCTCGGTCCCTCGCATAATAAGGAAAGACCGGAAAGGCTGGCGTCATGTTGAAGTGTGTCTCGAAATACGCCTCATCTGCTGGGGCGTTTGTTCCTGGCGACATAATCGAGGATCCCAAGCTTGAGGCCGTGCTCATCGCGGACTCTCCCGCGTCCTTCGTTGACGTTGAGTCCCGGGCTCAGGCCGAGGACGACGTTGACGCAGAGCCTAGGTCGCGGATTCGCGGATTGCGTCAGAAGGCCTAGACGTGGCGATCGTCAACGGGTATGCGACCCTGAACGAACTCAAAGCGAGGCTTTCTATCCCGGCGGCCGACACCGCGGACGATAGCATCCTCGAGGCGGTTGTTGAGGCCGCGTCCCGGGCGATCGACAAGGTGTGCAATCGTTACTTCTTCTCAACGGCTGCGGGGCAGGTGCGCTACTTCACCGCGGCATCCTCTGTCCTCGTTTTGATCGAGGACTGTCAAGCTGTATCGGCCGTGGCTACGGATCGGAATCTTGATCGGACCTGGTCAAACGCGATCCCTGCGGCCGATTACGAGCTCGGGCCCCTGAACAATCCCTCGATTTCTTACCCTTACACCGAGCTTAGAATGAAGCCACTCGCGGGCGAGGCTTTCGACCTGAGTCGCGAGGCGGTCAAGGTGACGGGTACCTTCGGCTTCTCGGCCGTGCCCGACGCAATCAATGAGGCCTGTCTCATTTTGGCGGGTCGTCTATTCAAGAGAAAGGACGCCCCGTTCGGCGTCGCCGGGGGCGGCGAGGTTGGACAGTCGATTGCCATTCGGGCAATCGATCCTGACGTTCAGGTTCTGATCGCCCCCTATCGCAAGATCGGCCTCGTGGGCTTGGTCTGATGTCTTCTTATGACTTGCAGGTCCGAGGCCTGGACCAGATCGTCCGGGCCTTGAACGTCGAGCGCGACGCGGTTGACGTGCTCAGGGAATACATCGACGCGGCCGCTCAGGTCGTCGCGGGCGAAGCGCGCAGGCGGGCTCCTGTCGATGTCGGCTTGCTCAAGACCTCGATCAACTATCAGATGAAGATTGAAGGCCAGAAGGTCACGGCGTCCATCGGGACGAACGTCCGCAAGAACGGCAAGCCGTACGGGGCCTACATGGAGTTCGGTACGGGGCTCGTGCACGATCATCCGTCTTGGCCTCGGAAGCGGCACGTCGTCCCACCTGGGGCCCTGATGGGATGGGCCGAGCGCAAGGGCCGAGGCGGCACGTTCCACGATGCCGAGGTCATCGCCGATGCGATCACGCGGCGGGGGGGCCTGCTTCCCCGTCGGTACCTGCGGGGATCGCTTGAGCAGTACGAAAGCCAGATTGTCCGCAACCTTGACGAGGTCGTCCGCAAGCTACGAGCGAGGAGGGGCCTGTGAATCTCGCCTCAGTTCGAGCGGGGCTGAAGACCCGGCTAGCGACGATCTCGGGCCTGCGGTGTTACGAGACAATACCCGACAACTTCGCAGCCCCCGCGGCAATCGTCGGCATGCCTTCGTCGATTGTTTTCGATTACGTCGCGGCCCGTGCCGCCGATCGAATGACATATCCGATCCGCTTGCTGGTAGCGAAGGCCACGGATCGATCCGCACAAGAACGGCTCGAGCAGTATTTAGACGGTTCCGGTGCCTTGTCGGTCAAGGCCGCGATCGAGGGCGACACGACCCTCGGTGGCGCGGCGAATCTGACCCGGGTCTTGAGTGCTCAAGGTCTCGGGGTTTACGATATGGGCGGCGTGTCATACCTGGGATGCGACTTCACCGTCGAGGTAATCTGCTGATGCCGAAGGTCTACGTCTCGCGGGCGCATATTCAGAACGACAAGCTCGGGATCGAGGTCTTCCCGGGCGACGAAGTTCCTGCGGCCCTCGTTAAGGCGTCGCCTTGGCTTGTCGATGAGGGTGCCGTGGTCGACAAGGCTCAATTTCTGGCCGATGCCGAAAAAGTGACCGCGCAGGATGCCCCAGAAGCCCCGCTCGACGATGCCCCCGATGGTGGAGACCTTGGCGATGCCGTCGAGGCCCCTGCGGCCGCTGAGGGGGCTTAGAAAGCATGGCATTTGTATCAGGTCATCGGGCGCGGGTCTATGTTGGCGAATTCAACCTTTCGTCCTTCCTGAACAACGTATCAGCCGCTAGCGTCGCCGACACGGTAGACTGCTCGACTTTCGGGGACGGAAACCGCGACTATTTCAAGACCCTCCAGGCCGCGACGGTGACGATGTCGGGATTTATTGACGGCGCGGCGGGAGGATCAGAGCCCGTTCTCGCGGACTTGCTGGCCGCAACTGCGGGGAAGGCGGTCTCGATCTTCTGGGATGCCGACGCAATTGCGAGTCCCGGCATCTGCGGTGCCGCGTTGGAGGCTTCCTATGAAGACACGGCGCCCATCGACGGCGTCCAGGCAATCGCGGCGAATCTGACGTTTACCGGAGCGGCCCCCCGGGCGGTATCGCTTCATGCCCTCGGGACC